CTTTATAAATTCTCCATACTCTTTAATTTGCTCTTCTGTATACCCTTCGTATTTTCCAATTTTCACATAATCCCGCACCCACTTTTCAACCTCTAAACCCATACAACCAATTGTAACCCACTTTTTATTCTCAAACACAAACGCTACTCCTAAATCCCTAGAACCCTCGAAGCTCTTAATCCCTTTTACTTCTTGTAAATCCGCACCCCTTAAACTCGCTCCCCTTAAATCCGAAAACCTTAAATCCGCTTCCCTTAAACTCGCTCCCCTTAAACTCGCTCTCCATAAACTCGCACCTATTAAACTCGCTCTCCATAAATCCACACCCCATAAATCCGAAAGCCTTAAATTCGCTCCCCTTAAATCCGCACCCACTAAACTTTCAAACTTTTTTATCTCGCCATTTTTAAACTTGATTTTATACATGCTATGTCTCCTATCTAACAACTTCTAACTTAATTAAAGCACTCTGCACCGTACTCGGACTAATCGTAACCTTAGAAGCAGCCCACATTAGCCCATATCCGATTCCCACAAACAATGTTACAAAGATGATCTTATTTAGCATTGTTAGTCTCCCGTGTTTTTTGATGCTACACAAGCACCATTGATTTCTTATATTTACATTATGCGCCAGATTGAAAACTGTGTCAAGCGAAAAATGTTAATACCAAATGAAATCAAATCTTTAAGCTTGACATTGTATTAAAGTCGTACTAATATACCCCAATGAACCTGCCACAAAAAGTAGTCACATGAGCACATATCAATCAAAAGAATTCAAAAAACTTCAAATGGAATGGTACAAGAAACTAGACGAGTCAGGCTTTGATGATATTGAGCGCGTTGGTAAAAACCGCAACCAGTTCTTCAAAGAGTATGATGGATATATGAAACACTCTAGTGCTATTCTTCGTAAATCATTTAATCAATCTACTTCATCCTACTTCTATTTATTCAGAAATTTTTCTGTCGACGCAGCTCGTATACCTAAATTAGACCGAATAATCGCCGCCCTACACGGTGAAGGCTTATACGCCCGCGAAGTTCACGAACAATTACACATCCAATACCCTAAAATAGCCAACCCAGCCGTATATGACCCCGCCTATGACCCTTCCAAGCCTAAAAAACCTGTATCACTCTACAAAGTCCGACAAATAATCAACAAAATACGTACCAAGATCTTAGAAAATGCTAAAAAACAAGTACAAAAAGACCTTGAGTACGCTTCAACGCTTGAGCATGCCATTGAAACGCTCACAAAAATAAGGGAATCGGCTCACCAAGACATGCAAGACGAAGGTAGTGTGATCGTTAAGGCGGACTGAGACGAACTGAAACACACTAGGTCGAACTAAGGGAGGTTTAAAAAACGGGTAAGTTGGTTGTGATTGTATATATATATAAATTAAAATAAATATATGCACATACACCCCCCCCACTCTAAAAATTTTTCCAACTAAGGAGCCTACCATGGTTAAAAAGCTTATACTACCCCCCAAACATCAAAAAAACATAGAAGTATCCGACCACATCCCATCCACCGACCTACTCCTCCACGACGCCAAGCTCATAATAGCATCCGAACTCGCCCACTACCGGTCAAAAATATCCCGAGGGTCCAACCTAGACCTAAAGGAAGCCCGAGTAATCCAAGGCTACCTCGACACTCTCACCAAGCTCCAGCGCGAAGAACGAGAAGCAGCCCGGCAGCATGATTTGTCAAACCTATCCGACGAAGAGCTGTTGCAGCTCGCTAATGACGTGTTTAGCAAAACGAAAGCCCTTCCGGAGAAATAAAGTTTGTAACTATAAACGAAAAATGCTAAATTAGTTCATAACTATAAACCCTACCCCCCCTTTAAAAAATTTTCAAGTTTTCAGGGATTTAGCAGCCTGCTGATTGGAAGCAGCCGCGGCTACCCTTGCCATACCCCTCGAAACCGTCCAGACGCGCTTAAAACCGCCATTCTGTGCGTCTGAGAGCGCCCTACACACTACTGCCAAGCCCTTACCGCGGACGATAAAGCCCGACCCGGCTTTCGTAGTATCATTCTGCCCGCCTTAAAAAATCCCCGGAGGGAGAAATGTTACTAAACAAGTTCGCTTTAGCCACTACAGCCTCGTAACATTTCTGTTACTCCTAACCCCCTGAAACCTCGTAAAAGTTAACCCACACACAATATAGAAACCTTTATAAAAGGGTTGATTTTTTAGCAAAAAGGAGTTAGATTTGAACCGAACGATTCAGCTCTACGCCAAGCTCGGAGAGCTACACGTGCAAATTTTAAAGAAAATCCAACAAGTGGAAACCCTGCAGAAACTACAAAAACAATATGAGCAAGCCCTTGCCGAGGAGCTTAGCAAAAAACCGGAGCAATCGAATGACCAAAAAACTTCCAATTAGACTCAGACCCGCATGCAAAGACGACATCCCTTTAATTTTCAACTCTTGGCTTAAGTCCTATCGGAATTCGCTATTTGCTCGATTCATTGACAATACCATTTTTTTCACCGAACACCACAAAATAATCGAAAAGCTGCTAGCCTCTAACGACGTAATAGTCGCTTGCAACCAAGAAGACCCGTCTCAAGTCTACGGCTACATATGCGCCGGAAAGGTTGACGGATTTTTCGTACTTCACTACATCTATGTAAAACATACATACCGAAACATGGGAATAGGGCGCGAGCTACTAAACTGGTTCTCCCACGACCCTTCCACCGCCTCAATCTACACACACCACACTCGCACCGCTGAAAGACTGTGTGGAAAATTTAATTTCATTTATCACCCTTACCTTATTTTCAACCTAGAGGAGAATGATAATGAGCAAGAACAAGAGTCTTGATGAACTAAAATTTAAGTTAGAATACGCCCTTGAAAATGGGGTAGATATCGATAATCGAATTATCCGAGTTAGTGGCTTCATAGGACACTCCGGAGACCCAACCGACGTTTCGGAATACTCCGACTTCTCTTCAATTGATTCCGCCCTTAACTATCTGGAAAAAATATCAACCACAGAACCCATCACAATCCGAATCAACTCCGGCGGCGGGTTCGCCTATGAGGCTCTAGCCATGGTAGGTCGAATGCACGCAAGCCCTTGTCCCATTAAAACTCAAGGGTTTGGACACGTAATGTCAGCGGCAACTCTAATCTTAGCAGCCGGAGATATTCGTCAGATGTCTAAATACTGCTTAGCAATGTTCCATGAATCCCAAGGACAAGTCGGAGGCGGAACTTCCAGCATAAAAGACGGCGCATCTCAAATGGAGCAGGAAGAAAAACTATGGGCTTCTTGGATGGCAGAATTATCCTACAAAGACAAGAACTTCTGGAGACGGAAAATTAAAAAGAAAGACATATACTTAACCGCCGACGAAATGCTCTCTTGGGGAGTTATTGATAAGGTTATATAATGAGCCCAGACGAGCTACAAAAACAACTCATTCAAATACACGTAACCATGATCAATGACATCATAAATGCCATAGATCAGAAGCTTTTAAAAGGGTCCGTGTCTATAAAAGGAATAAAGTATTACCAAAGCTCAAAACTGAGAATGGAAATACGCAAAATAAAAATGAGCGCACTAAAAGAGTTAAAATGTTTAGAAAAGAAACTATAATAGGCTGGATTGCTTCCTTTTGCTTTATGTTTTCAGGCGCTCCCGCAGCTCTGGAAGCCCTGACCACTAAGCAATGCACGATTCCTATAGGCACTTTAATTCTATGGACCGTAGGAGAAATATGCGCAGTAATTTATATCCTTCCTCGAAAAGACAAACCTCTGCTAGCGAACTACCTAGTTAACTTAGTATTCTTAAGTGTTATGTGGTTTTACAAATAGGAGCATTCCCCATGAGCAAAGATTTCGACCAACTTAGAAAATTATTAAAGAAAACACTAAAACCTAGAAGTAAGTCCGAGCTTATTGATATAATCATAAAATACGGAGTGGACCTTCAAAAACAAATCGAGCTTAATAAAGTCCTGTATGAGGAAAACAAGGCTCTAAAATCCGAAACAGGAGAAACTAATGATAAGTAAACTATTTAATATTGCGGTTTTAATGATACTATTCTCAGCTTCCCCCATTGTAATGGATGAGGCTCGTGATATTTATTTAGCGCAAATTGTTAGTAAAAAGGCGCACCCTGTAAAATATAACACTCTTTTAGGAGAACGGACTATTGGAAGCTCCTGGCAAGTGTTATATAGAGGCGTCCGGCTCACAGTCACAAATAACCACGTTTGCAAGGTATTAGAAAAAAGAAGACGCGGCGGGGCGATTAATTTGATTCCAAACTTGCCAAGGTTTTCAAAAAAGCCTACCAAGCCTGAAAAGCCTAAAAAGCCTAAATTCACATTAATTGGAAAATCTTTAAAGATCGGAAGCTTAAACCGGAAAATCTTATATGTATCCAAAAACCACGACATTTGCATACTAGAGCCCTACGGAACTGCCTATTTTAAACTAGCTAAGTTTGTTCAACGCGGAGAACGAATTACCATAATAGGACATCCTCGCGGGTTACCACAATCAATATCAGACGGGCGCGTAGTAGGTTCGTCGCAAAAAGAAATGCCTTGGCTTCCCGAAGCGGGCATTGTTACCGTTTTGCGATCAACGGCAGCCTCATACCCTGGCAATTCCGGGTCTCCCGCCATTAATCGTTGGGGAAGGGTCATTGGAATGTTATTTGCCGGATATTCAGTAGACTACGTAAACATAAACTACTTAGTGCCTTTAGACTCTATTAGATCAGAACTAGAAGCATTTATTCAACAATATTAAGGCGCGATCAACGGAAACCGCAATAACTAACCCAGCAAGGAGATCATCATGATGGACATTTTTCAAGTTCGAGTGTATCAGTCAGTAACATTTGAAGGACGCAGCGAGAACTACTTCAACGCAGAAGGTCGTAACGGCAAGTCAAACCTAGACTTAACCATACTACCGGACCTAAACATGGTAAAAATTCAGTCGCCAAAAGACGCTATTCTAGTACCGTTCACAAACGTAAGCTGCTTGTACTTAAACACAGAAAAGCGCAAGCAAACCGTAGAACAGGACAACAAAAACAAAAAGGCGAAATCAGGGCTTAAAGCTTCGGAAATTAAAAAGCCCAGATAATGACCATAAACAAGCACGCCCTTTTAAAAGAGCTGGAGAACAGGAAAAAACAAAAACAAGCTCCTAAGTTTGACTTTGAAAAATTCTGCTTTCCGGCTCAACATCAATTTTTCCGCTCTAAAGACTCAAAAAGGTTTCACGTGGCGGTCTGTTCGCGTCGTGCCGGAAAATGCAGAGCAATAAACACTTTAATAAAAACACCAACCGGGTCTAAAAAAATACAAGATTTACGCCCAGGCGATAAAGTTTATGGATATGATAATGATGGAGTGGTCAGAATATGCGAAGTCACCCAACTACACGACCAAGGTATAAAGGAAGTAGTAGACTTAGTTTGGAATAACACCGTTCTAGCAACATCCACCCTAGATCACAAGTGGCTAGCTCACAACACCTATAAAAGTACCCGAAAAGTAAAAAGATTAAAAGACTTCAACACACGAGACAGAATAGCAGAAGAGTATGTTCCTATTCCGGGAGGTCACAAAAAAGTCAAAGAAGCTTATGCCCTAGGAGCCCTGCTAGGAGATGGATGCAGTCGAGACCCCGGAGTTGTTATATCATCCGCAGACAAACTAGTAGTTGAAAGGGCTGCCAAATCTATCGGAGCCGAAGAAGTATCTAAAAATAAACACAACTTCAGCTGGAGGCTAAAAGGACTTAAAAAATCCGACCCCGAACTAGCTTTGTATAATAAATGGTGCAGAGGCAAATACGCACACGAAAAAACTCTAGACCTAGAAGAAGTAAGAACTTGGACCAGACAATCTCAACTAGAGCTGATTGCGGGCGTTATAGACACCGACGGGTCTGTTAGCAGGACCAAGGATGGAAGATTATCTATTAGAATTTCCATGCAAGCCAAATCAGTAATTGATTCCCTACAAATGTTAATATTAGACCTTTTTCAGTATAAACCGAAAATCATCGTAGACAACAGAGAAAAATACAAAAACGGTCCAGTACACAACCTAACAATATCGAACAATAAATTCAGCAAAAGAATACTAAAAGAACTCCCCACCGTAGTAGAGAAAAAACAATGGAGCCCTGAATACGAATCAATCCGAGAAAGAAACACCAATCCCAACTACACGGGGTTTGAAGTTAAAAATCCAAGAAAGCTCCAATGCTACGACATAACAATAAACAACGACTCTCATTTATTTTTAGACGCCAACGGACTAATAGGACACAATACCGTGGGAATCGTAGCGGACGCAGTATCTACAGCCTTAGAAATTCCCAACTCCACAATCCTATACATAACCGTAACCCAACAAGCCGCAAGAGCTATTATATGGACCGACCTGCTTAAAGTACTAGAAGATTACGAAATAAAATGCCACATCGATAACAATCGCCTCGTAATAACATTTCCTAACAAGTCGAAAATATATATTGCCGGAGCTAAAGACCGCGCTGAAATTGAAAAATACCGGGGTTGGAAACTAACAAAATGTTACATTGATGAAGCTCAGTCATTTCGTTCCTACATCAAGGAACTAATAAACGATGTTATTATTCCCGCACTCCGAGACCTCAGAGGAGATTTATACTTAACCGGAACTCCCGGACTAGTAAAAGCAGGAATCTACTACGAATACAGCACGAGTAAAAATTGGCACAACCACCATTGGACCGCCTTCGACAACCCGCATATGCACAACCCTCCCGAGCTAGATCTAGAACAAACTCTAGCCGAAGAACGAATAATGCGAGGAATCGACGAAACGGACCCATCCTACATCCGAGAAACATACGGAAAATGGGTAGAAGATACAAACTACTTAGTATACAAGTTCTCCTCGTCTAAAAACATATACACTTCCGTTCCAACCACAGGCGCCTGGACATACATCATGGGAGTAGATATTGGATACAATGATTCAGACGCCATTGCCATACTAGGCTACAACTCTCACGAAAAGAAAGTTTACATTGTAGACGAATACTCCAAAAACAAACAAAACATAACCGAGCTTGTAAAATCAATAAAAAGGTTGAAAGATGAATACAACCCTGTTAAAATAGTCATGGATGCAGGTGCTCTCGGTAAGAAAATCCAAGAAGAAATAAGAACCCGACACAGCATCAACATCCACGCCGCCGAAAAAGCACGTAAAGTAGAATTTATCGAACTACTAAATGACGACCTAAGAACCGGCAAATTACTAGCGTCTAAAGAGTCAATATTTCGCGATGATTGCATGTTACTACAATGGGATAAACTGTCGTTAGAAACAAATCCCGAATACCCTAAAATTTCCAACGATTACCACTCCGACATTTGCGATGCGGTTTTATATGCCTGGAGAGAGTGTAGACACTATTTATCGGAAAAGCCCATCCCAACGCCCAAAGTAAACACCGACAAATACATGGAAGAAATGGAATCTAAAGAAGCCTTTGAAATGGAACAGCGCAAAAAAGACCCCATAGCCTACGAAATGGAAAAAGAGTTTGAAAGCGATTTCAACGACTTAGACTCAATTCTAGACATTTACTAAACCAAAACACAATATATAGGAACCAAAAATGATTAATTCCGTCGACGACCTTAAAAAATTTATAGAATGGTGTAAGTCCCAGAAAATAAAAGCAATGTCTGTTGATAATGTAACTTTTGAGTTTTCCGATCTAGCTTTAGTTGATGCGTATGACCCTGAAAAAACTCCCGATCTAATAGAAACTCCAGAGCCCGAAGACAAAGACGAAGACATGCTATTTTGGTCTGCCGAATAAATAGGAAATCAATATGCCCATAAATGATATTTACAGTTGGTGGAAAGCCGACAAGAAGAATCTTCCACAAGAGCTTTTTGATTACTTGAACTCTTTAGAAACGTCTCAATCCTATAGAAGCAGTGATAATCTTACGCACGCTCGACTTTACGGAAACTACGACATGTACGGGCTTGATTCGTACTCATACACTAGATCGGACCCAATAACTAACAACCACCATAAGGTTCGACTTAATGTGGTCCAGTCTATGGTGGATACGGTTGTTAGTAAAATAACCAAAAACAAACCAAAGCCCACCTTTTTAACCGACGGCGGAAACTGGAGCCTTAAAACTAAAGCTAAAAACCTAACCAAGTTCGTGGAAGGTGTTTATGGTAGTTGCGATTTCTACCAAAAAGCGGCAATGGCATTTTTAGACTCGTGCATATTCGGAACTGGAGCCATAAAAATATTCGCAGAAGATTCGGAAATTAAAGCAGAAAGAGTGCTAATAGAAGAAATCAAGCTTGATGATGTGGAATGCTACAACGGCAACCCACGACAACTGCACCAGGTAAAACACATACATAAAGACATTTTAAAGGCAATGTTTCCCACCAAAGAACACGAAATCGCCATAGACAAAGCAGCCCAGCTTGATTCCGGCAAATATCACAGTAGTACCGCCCACCTAGCATCCAGGCACATGATTAAGGTTGTAGAATCCTGGAGACTTCCTTCCTCCAAAACAGCCCAAGACGGACGCCACACAATCACAATCGCCGAACACGTTCTACACGACGAAGTTTACACAAAATGCAACTTTCCCTTTGTATTTTTTAAATGGGGCACTCGCCCAATAGGATTTTTTGGTCAAGGACTAGCTGAACAACTTAAAGGTATTCAATTAGAAATTAACAAAATCCTAATGGTTATTCAGACTTCCATGCACCTAGTCAGCATACCCAAGCTACTAATCGAGTCATCCTCTAAAATTGTAAGTTCTCACTTAAACAACAAAATAGGCGGAATAATTAGATACGCTGGAACTCCCCCGCAATACGCAACCGGCGGAGCCATACCTCCGGACCTATTTAACCATTTGGACCGACTCTACCAAAGAGCCTACGAAATTGCCGGGATTTCTCAGCTTTCGGCTCAATCATCAAAACCAGCAGGACTTGATTCCGGAAAAGCCCTGAGAGAATTCAACGACCTAGAAACTGAGAGATTTTTATCTACTGCGTCCCGATATGAACGCGCCTTCTTAGATGCGGCAGAAATAATCATAGACATTGCAAAAGATCTATATGCAACCGACAAAGACCTAAAAGTAGTAGCTAAGGGTAGAAAATTCATCGAAACAATAAAGTGGAAGGAAGTTGACCTCGAAGAAGATAAGTACTTAATGGATATATTCCCCACAAGCAGTCTATCCAGCACTCCTGCGGGACGTCTTCAGGATGTTCAAGATTTAATCAGCGCCGGCTTCATCGGAAAGGAAGAAGGATTAAAACTGCTTGATTTCCCTGATTTGGAAGGGTCCATTAACATGCTAAACGCCGATTCCAACAACCTCGACAAAATAATCGAGAAAATGATGGATAAGGGCGAGTACATAAGCCCCGAACCCTATCAGAACCTAGAAAACGGCATACGAAAGATGCAACAAGCCTACTTAATGTTCCGAGCCGAAGGCGCTCCCGAAGAGCGGTTAGAACTACTCCGACAATGGATGGAAGACGCGCAAGGACTAGTCGTAAAAGCCCAAGAACAAGCCCCCACAGCCACTCAACTAACCCAAGACCTGGCTTCTCAAGGAGCAGAAACCGCAGCCGCTTCCATTGCCGAGCAAGCCCAACTAGGGTCCGAACCAATAAACCCCATAGTTGAGGGCGCAATAGACCTAAACGAGGACGACAACGTCCCACAATAAATAGAATGTTAATAAACATTCGAGGCAATATCGCCTCCCAAAGTTATACAAGGAGAAACACATGTCCGATCAACCAATTAATGAAGCCCCCATTGAGCAGGCTGTTGAAGCTGGAGCTGCCGAAGCAGAATCACAAACCGCACCCGAGGCTCAGCCCGAAAGTAATTCCCAGGACTTAGACTTTTCGAGAAAATTCTCAGCACTAAGCCGAAAGGAAAAACAATTAAGAGAGCGCGAATCTGAATGGGAAGCCAAAATGGCTGAAATGGAACAGAAATTAGCTACTTATGAATCTCAAAAAGAAGAGCCCGCTCCGGAACTTCCGCTTGAGTTTAGACTAAAAAAGAACCCACTTGAAACTTTGTCAGAAATGGGGCTAAGTTACGACAAACTTACCGAACTAGCCCTAAATGACGGCAAATTAACTTCCGATATGCAAATGCAACTAATGAGAGACGAGCTTCAAACTAATTTTATGAGTAAAATCGAAAAATTAGAAAGCAAACTCGCCGACAAAGAAAAGCAAGAAGAAGAAGCCCGATACCAAGATGTGGTGACGGGTTTTAATAATGAAATTAAACAATTTATTTCTCAGAATCCAGAAAACTACGAGTTAATTTCCAGCACCGACGACGCTCACGAACTGATTTATGATGTTATTGAACGTCACTATAACGATACCAACGAGGTACTCGATATTAAGGATGCTGCAACTGCCGTAGAATCTTACCTGGAAGAAGAAGCCAAAAAGTATATAAAGCTAAAGAAAATCTCGTCTCTTATGGAGACTCCCGAAGAGCCAGCAACGAAAGTACAGGCGCCATCTTTTACCCTGTCAAACGACCACGCCGCAACCTCGTCTTCAGTGGCGGCTGCGAAGTTATCACCGGAAGAGTCTAAAGCAAAGGCTGCACAACTAATAAAGTGGACTTAATTATTAACATTTTTAGGAGATTTTCAAAATGAGTCTTGATCTAACTACTTTCGCTGCTGCGCTTAAGCAGCACTACACAAACGACATGGTCGAAAACATGGTTTACAAGGATAACCCGTTTTTGGCTTTAATCCCAAAGTACGAGCAATTTGGCGGTGAGAACCTTAAACTTCCAATCAAATTTGGAATACCTCAAGGTCGTTCTTCTACTTTTTCAAATGCTCAAGCTAATAAAACTAACACTCAACTAAGAGCTTTCCTTTTAACTAGAGACAGAGATTACTCGCTTGCTTCAATCGACAACGAGACTATTGAAGCCTCTAAAGGTAACTCAAACGCTTTCATGGAAGCTGCTACTACTGAGATTGACGGAGCTATTGAATCAGCTACTAGATCTTTGGCAATTTCTATGTACGGAAGCGGGTCTGGTTCTATCGGACAATCTAGCACTTCAGTAACAGGCACCTCTATTCAACTTAAAGAAGTAGAAGATGTTACTAACTTTGAAGTCGGAATGGAACTTGTTTTCTCTACTGCCGATGGCGGTGGGTCTGTAAAATCAGGAAGTGTTACTATCACTGGCGTTAACCGCGACTCTGGCGTCGTAACCACAGACGCTCTTACTGCAATCGACGGCGGTTCTGGAGTTGCTGCTGACGACTTCGTCTTCGTTCAAGGTGATTATGACCTTAAAATCAAAGGACTTTTGGCTTGGCTTCCAAATACTGCTCCTACTTCTGGCGACAACTTCTTTGGAGTTGACCGATCTGTTGACGTTTCTAGACTTGCTGGAATTCGACACGACGGTTCTTCTTCTCCAATCGAAGAAGCCCTTATTGATGCTGCTTCAAGAGTAGCTCGTGAAGGTGGAAAGCCTGATTATTGTTTTGTGAGCTACAGCAAATTTTCTGATCTTGAAAAAGCTCTTGGGTCTAAAGTTCAGTACATTGATGCTCACGCTAGTGCCGAGATTGGATTCCGTGGAATTTCAATCAGCGGACCTCGGGGAACTATCAAGGTTATTCCTGATCAAAACTGTCCAAACAACCGTGCTTTTATGCTTAGTATGCAATACTGGAAACTTTACAGTCTTGGTAAAGCTCCTAAGATCTTAGACTCTGACGGTCTTAAGTTCTTAAGAGAGTCAAGCGCCGACGCTGTTGAAGTTCGTGTTGGGTACTACGCTCAAATGGGTTGTAGAGCACCTTCTTACAACGCTAACGTTCAACTTGACTAATTAAATTAATCCGCCGTGGTTTAGGCTGCGGCGGATTCTACAAAGCTGCGGCGTTACCTGCCCCAGACTAAATGAATTAAAGGAGATTTACATGGCATCACGAAATTTTCACAGAGTCCAATCACTTACTAGAGAAGTTAAGCACTTGTATGCTAAAGCTGCTATCGGGGCTTCTGGCGCTCCTACGCTCGATTCAAACGCTAGCGTTGGAATTACTAGTATTACTAGAGACAGTGCCGGGGTTTATGTTGTTACTCTAGATGACAAATACAACAACCTAGTTCACTTCAGTGTTACTCAACAAGCTGCCGCTGCCGAAGACTTAACATTCCAAATTGAGTCCGAAACTGTTTCAAGTACTAAAACAGTACAATTTCAGTGTAAAGCTGCCGCCGTTGAAACTGACCCATCTAATGGTTCTACTCTTTTTATAGAAATAGCTGTAAAAAATACTAGCGTTTCTAGATAATAGGATAGTACCATGATAATAATGGGAAAAAACAAAAAACGCCAAGGCGCGGTTTCGCTTATATTGAATAAACTAGGTTCAAAAACGGAAAAGCTTCAAGAAGAAAATCAAAACAGCATGGCAGACGTTCAAGCCTCGGAAACAGCCGAACAAGATCACAGCCAGGCTATTGATAATACTGTTTCAGAACTAATTGAAGCATTTGAAACTAAAAATTCCGGTAAGCTTAAAAGCGCACTCAGGTCCTTTGTTTTAACAGTAACTAAAGCTGAAAAATAAAAAAAAATGCTTGATTTTCTTCCAGCATTCTGCTAGAATTGAATTACGCATTGAGCTTCCTCTCAAATATCTTGCGGTACTACAATCCTCGACGTAGTATCGCAAGATTCTTACAAAGGATTATCAATGTCTATAACCTTACAGGAACTTAGAAGCCAATCCCGAGACAGAGCAGACATGAAACATTCGCAGTTTGTTACAGACTCCGAACTAAACGATTACATCAACGCCTCCATTGCGGAGCTTCATGATATACTTATTCAAGCCTACGGAGAAGAGTACTCCGTTAAATCCTCCACATTCACAACCTCCGGCTCAGCTGAGTCCTATGCATTAAGCACTATCATTGCCGATAATGATTTCTACAAACTAAAAGGCATAGATGCTCAACTTAATGGAAACTTGTGGACCACGCTATACCCGTTTAATTTTAACGAACGAAACAAATACCAAACAACCGGGCAATTTTCCTACCTAGGAGTTACTAGTCTAAGATACCGGATTGTGGGCAGCAATGTTAATTTCACTCCCACACCAGATAATGGTACTGCAATGCGTATATGGTATTCGCCCGTAGCGACCAAACTCACCCAAGACACTGACCAACTTGATGATTTAAACCAATATGCCGAATATGTTGTAGTGGATGCGGCGATTAAAATGTTACAAAAAGAAGAATCAGACGTGTCTGTTTTATTCGCCCAAAAGCAAGCCCTGAAACGCAGAATCGAAGAAGCCGCTAATAACCGAGACGCTGCAATGGGAGAATCCATAAGCGACGTCTATTACGGAAACGATGAGTTCTTTTGGGGCAAAACTATCGTATGATAAAAAGCCTTAAGAAACTAATATTCAAAGACCGGGAAGTGGCTAAGCTCCAAGACAACCTAGAGCAAGCGCTAAACCCGGTTTTGGCTTCGCCAATCATAGATGGAGTGCTAATAAGAGATATTTGCATGACTCCAGGGTCTTCAAACGAAGTATTGCATCGCCTAGGTCGCAAACCAATCGGGTACCTCATAACTCGTAAAAGACAAGACAGTCGAATCTGGGACTTACAGGAAACTAACCCGTCTCCGCAGCGCACGTTATCATTAGCATGCTCCCATTCGTGTCAAGTAGATGTTTGGATTTTTTAAACTAAGGAAAAATAACCATGGCAACTAATTTTATGAACCTTGACCTTCCTACCGTTACAGTCGAACTCGGACCGGAATGGGCAAATAAACTTAACACGGCTCTAGAGTCCGTAGATGAGCATGATCACAGTTCCGGCAAGGGCGCTCCGATTCCCACTTCAGCCCTTAATATTAATGCGGATTTAGACTTTAATGATCAAAAAATATACGACCTTCTTTCTACTCAATATTCCGATCAAACCGCTACACTAACAGGCGCTTCAAACGCATTGTCGATCTACTCCGTAAGTGGAAACTTATATTTTACAAACCTTTCAGGAACCGCCGTTCAGCTTACAGACGGAAACTCAATCACCGCGTCTCCTGCAGCAGTTCAGTCCTTCGAGATTCAATCTGTTTCGGCTAACTTAACCATACTCCCCGCTTCCACTCCAACCTACTTTCTCGTTGATACTAGCGCATCTCGTACAATAACACTCCCCCTGGCGGCAAATGTTACTTCGGGACGAGTGTATTTTATAAAAGATATATCGGGTCAGTCACACGCCAACCCAATAACTTTAGACATTCAAGGTTCTGATACCGTAGACGGAGGCTCCTCGGTAACTTTAAACTCCGATTATGGCGCTTGGATGGCAATAGGCGACGGCGTTGGTAACTGGTATATTTCATAGGATAAAAAATGCCCCTAACTAAACAAAGAGCTTCTATTCCTTTTTCAGCCGGAATCGATACGAAAACCGACGATAAGCAATTAGCTATAGGGGTTCCTGTTAGTTTAGAAAATTTCAATCTAAACAAGCTCCGAAAACTCCAAAAAAGAAACGGGTACAGTCCCATTTCAACTCACACATCCACAAACGGCACCATATCTGGACTGCAGAAACTTAATAAGTTTAACAATGAGTTGGTCTCAATTGGGGCTAGAAACTTATTTGCCTACATACCCTCCCTTGATAAATGGTCTGACAAGGGGCAAGTTTTCACCACAACAACCGAAGTCAGTTCAGTGATCTCCAACAACAAAGAACAAACTGCCCACGACGCGGTTCACGTAGAAGGACTGGACCTGGTGGTTTATCAGGACTCAGATGGAGTGCATTTAACGATTCAAGACAATAACAGTGAGTCGTTTTTAATTAAAAAACAAACTCTATCAGCTTCCGGATTTTCTCCAAAAGTAGTAAACAGATCAAACACCGTTTTTATTGTTTATGGGGATGGTACTGATATAAAATACAGAAGCTTTGAAATTTTCAACTTCAATAACATTTCTTCAGAGTCAACCTTAATTTCCAATCTAAATGCTACTAATAAAAACTTTGACGTTTTATCTGCCCAAGAACGAATAATCGTAGCCTACAACAGCTCCACTTCCGGAGGCACCTTAGCATTCCGAACTTTACTATCGGACGGCACATTGTCTGCTATTACTGAAGTAGCCGGAGAAACTCCAAGTAGTTGTGTAAACCTAGCAGAGGACTCTTCGTCTAGAGTAATTGCAACATACTCCGACGGAGCTGACGCTAAAATAGTTATTTATACTGTAACATTTAGCGTTAAAATTCTAGCGGAAACCTCCCTAGAAACAATTGCAGGAGTTACTAATATTGTATCAACTCAGGAATCCGACGGGTCCTACACGGTATTTTACGAAGTTAGCGCTGCTTCCTCACATAACCACTACATTAAAAAACAAACAATAACACTTTCAGGAACTCTCGGAACAGCTTCGGTTTTTAAAAGATCGGTCGGGCTCGCGTCTAAGGTTTTTCAGGACTCGAACGACTATTACTTTGCCGTGATACATGATAGTACGCTCCAGTCCACTTACTTCGTGCTAGACTCTTCAGGCGACACCGTCTCAAAAATACTACAAAGTAGCTCAGGAAATGTTACTACTACAGGGTCGCTCCCTTCAGTAGACTCAATCACATCTACAAAGTTTTTACTGTCCTTATCATCAAAGGGTCGTCTAGTCGAAGAGAACGGAACCTTTTTTAGTCTTCTAGGAGTTTCCGCCGCTACCATATCTACAGAAAGCTCTTTAGATTTCGCAGAATTGTCAAATACTTTACACATATCTGGCGACATATTAAAAATGTACGACGGAAACAACCTAGTCGAACACGGTTTTATGTTGTATCCGGAAAACTTAGCAGACGCAAGAACCGCAACCACCGGAGGTTCTATTTCGGACGGAACCTACGAATATATAGCTGTGTTTGCGTGGACAGATGCTAATGGGGTTATACATAGATCGGCGCCCTCCGTGTCGACGCAAATAACCCTATCAGGAGGCACCTCTACGCAAACACAGTCTATTTCGGTTCCAACTTTGCGCTTGACGGACAAAGAAGATGTTATTGTGGAACTATACAGAACTGAAACCAACGGTACCATTTTTTATAAAGTTTCCAGTACGTCCGCTCCCACATTTAATGACCCAACCGCAGACACGGTCACAATCGTAGACAGTACTTCTGACTCCGATTTAATTAACAACGAACTGCTTTACACCACAGGAGGTGTTCTTGATAACATTGTTGCAAGGTCTTCGGCGATTTTGGAATCTTTTAAGAATAGAATTTTCACAACCACTCCCGAGTCCGATAAAGTGTTCTACTCGAAAATCCAAAACGAGGGATTCCCAGTAGAATTCAATGACACCTATGATATTATCATTCCTAAGATCGGAGGAAAAAACGTAGCCCTTAAGAAAATGGACGACAAACTGGTTATGTTTAAGGAAAGCTCAATACACTATATCGTGGGAGACGGTCCTAATAATCTTGGAGAACAAGACACTTTCATCGAGCCCGAACTAGTAATCTCCAACATAGGGTGCAAAACCAAAGACTCAGTAGTACTAACTCCCTCCGGAATAATGTTTCAGTCCGATAGAGGAATTTACCTACTAAACCGATCTTTAGGACTAGAATACATCGGGGCTCCTGTAGAAGAGTTCAATAACTTAACAATAACATCCGCAGAAGCCGTAGACGAATACAACCATGTTCGATTTGGCACGTCTGACGGAGACACTTTAGTCTACAATTACGCCAACAATAAATGGTCTACATTCACAAACCACAAGTCTCAGAGTGCTATAGTTCTTAATACTGATTATTATTATCTACGCCCCGATGAGAAAATCTACAAGCAAACAGACGAATTTTCCGATAATGGCAGCCCTATTCGTTCTAAAATGGAAACAGGCTGGATTTCGTTTTCGGGAGTTCAAAATTATCAGAGAGTTTATCGAATGTTACTACTCGGGAAGTTCTTATCAGACCATAAACTCAGAATAAAAGTAGCCTACAACTTCATAGATGCTTGGGTTCAGGAAGAAATAATAGATACTTCCGATTTTACCTCAAGCAGCACGTACGGGTCGGAATCTCCTTATGGGTCCGAATCAACCTACGGAGCCGATAATCAATATCAATTAAGACTTGATTTTGACCGCCAAAAATGCGAAAGTATAAAGATATCTATTGAAGACTTGCAGGATTCTGCAGGCGCTTCCATGGAACTGTCTAACTTGTTGATTGTACTGGGAGTCAAAGGCAGCGAATACAAATCCGACAACTCCCATAATTTCGGAGACTAACAGGAGCACAATAGTGAGAAGGTCTAACTTTGCGAAATATAAAGAAGAGCGGGAAAACGCCCTAGTCGTAGAAGACGAAAATGGGTTCGCTACTGCGATTTTTCTAGAAGACGCGGTTTATATTGATGAAATTTATGTAATTCCCGAAAAGCGCAAAAGTAACATTGCTTCTAACTACGCAAACCAAATAGCTGAAAAAGCTAAAAAACTAGGATACCATAAACTACTAGGCTCGGTATGCCCATCTGCTAAGGGCGCAACCACCAGCCTAAAAGTGCTACTAGCCTACGGGTTTGAATTACATAGCACTAACTCAGAACTGATATATCTTGAAAAGGAGATTTAATAATGGGAAAAGCTGTAAAAGGGGTTAGCAGGGCTATTTTTGGCAGTTCTAGCCAAGGAAAATCCGGAATATTAGGAACGGGACAATTTCGAGGGTCCAAACAGGATATAGACCGGGAGCCTTTTAAGCGTAAAGTCGCCGGAACCGGGCAGCAGGAAGAACTGGCTAAAAAACAACGTGCTCAAATCGAGCGCCAAGAAGCCCGTGCTACTGGAAAAGCCCCTTCGCTAGCCGAAGAACAATTAAAAGCCGCCTCCAACCGAACTCTAGCCCAGCAACTTGCGGCTGCCCAAACAGGTCGTGGAGGGTCTGCGGCTGCTAGAGAAAGGCAACTTGCTAAGTCTCAAGCTCGTTCTCGTAGAGAAGTTTCCGAACAGTCCGCGCAGGCTCGACTTCAAGAACAAGCAATTGCTGAACAAACCCTAGCACAGCAACTTGCACAGCAGCGAGGTCAAGAAATTGAACTTGCAGCCGGTGATCGAGCTTCTGCTCAAGCTCTTCAGAACCTACTAGTTCAAGAAAACCTAGGAGTTCAAGGGCTGAATCTTTCAGGATTCCAATCAGCCGCTCAACAACGCTCTGGGCTTATTACTAATGTGGGCTCTGGACTAGCTGGGGTATTTAGCCGCTCCGATGAAAACTCTAAAACTAAGATAAAAAGAGAATCTAGCAAGTCTGAAGGCGGTAGTAAAGATAAAAAAAGTTTTTCCAAATTCATGGAAGGTTTTTCTAAAAATAAGACAAAAGAAAGCGCTTCTGATTCTACGGGCAAATCCACAGCCCAGTCTGCTATTTCTAAAATATCCGCAATGTCTGACGAAAGATCAAAGAATGTTACTAAGGACAAAGATTTCAACCCTAAATCATTCCTAGACGCAATAAAGCCATATAGCTACGAGTATAAGGACTCTTCAGCTCCAGGAGCCGGAGAAGGTCGATTTTTATCTCCAATGGCTCAAGACATTGAAAAAGCGGGACCAGTAGGACAAAGCATGGTAATGGATACGCCGCAAGGCAAAATGGTTGACTACGGAAAAGGATTCGGAGCCATACTAGCCGCCCAAGCCCACCTTAATGAAAGACTTAGCGAACTAGAAAAAAAGAAAAAATAAGGAGCCCTTAATGGCAGACATTAATGAAATATTAAAAGACTTCCAAAAAGCGTCAGACCCGAACGCTTCTGAGCAGTCTTTAAACTCGACCGCTGAAAAAACCTCCGAACTTGTAGGAGCAAACGTTAGTGCTGAAGAAGTTAAGCAGTCTGCTCCAGTTGTTACGGCATTAGCAGGCGCCGCCGACTCCGAGCCCGATAAAAAAGCCGGAGTCCCCGAAGACGCCCAGCCTGCGAACGCTTTCGACGAAAAAAGAATTAAAAACCTCATGCGGCAAGGATTTGACAGAGTTGGAGCAGAGACTTGGGTTATTCAAGAAGCAGAACGGAAGCGTAAACTAGAGCAAGAAACGCTCCAAGAACAACAACAAGAAAAGCTTGCATCTGCTGAAAACCGGTCAATAGAAATCCAGTCGGAAATGGAATCCTTGCAGAATGTTATTAGCATTGCTTCTCAGCAAAACCGAGACACTTCAAACCTGACTGCAAGGCTTCAGAACCTTCAAAATGAATTAAACGAACTCCAGCCTTCTCGAGAAGTTGCTGCAGAATCGCAGCCCGACATAGCCGAGCAGCCCGAAGCAGATCAAATTCCGGAAGAAGCTGCGCCGCAGCCTACAATGCCCGACGCTCCTGGACAGGCTCAACAAATCGAAGCCCAAGCAGCCCAATTAGACGCCGAGCAACTTGCAGCAGAATCCGAAGAAAAGCGCCTCAAAAACCAACTTGAAAGCTCAATGAAGAAACTAACGGAGCAGGATGAGCAACTAAAGCCTATCAACCCTGATAGATTTTGGAACAGCCGCTCTACCGGGCAGAAAATACTAGCGGGGCTTGGAATGATACTAGGAGGAGCCCCTGCAGTTAACATTGTTAATCAGGCTATTGCGCAGGATATTGATGCTCAAAAAACTAACAACCAAAACATACTAGCTCGAAGAAAAAAAGCCTACGAACTAGTTAAATTGCAGATTGATAGGCTTTCCAGTTCTACAAACGATAGAATTAAAAAAGAACGACTTCAACTAGCAAAACAGCAGATGGAAGCGGAGCAGGTTGCAATTGATCAACAGCGCATAAAGGATTTAATGGCGCAGCAAAGGCAATCTTTTGTGTCTGAAAAATTAACAGACCCTAAAGGACTTACACGGTCCGAAGTAGAGCAATTGTCTTTACAGAATAAAGACGCTAAAATCAGAGATAGGGCGATTTTCTTCAAAGATGGAAAAGCGCGCTTAGCTTCTACGGCTCAGTCTGCCAAAGACATAAAGCAGCGTATGACCGACGCAGAGTCCTCGCTTGAAAGTATTAAAAAGCTTAAAGACCTTGGAGAAGAAGCGTTTGGAGGCGCATTAGACTTAGTAGCCCGAAGACAAGCTAAAACAATTGTTCAATCTTTGGTAGGAAACTTGCGACTTGAACTTTTTGGACCAGGTGTTATGACGGACACAGAACAAAAATTAGCCCGAGAAATCATTGGTAACCCTACTAAGATTTTCACTTTATCAGCCTTAGAACTAGCATCGCTTGATACTTTAAAGAAAAAGCTTTTATTCTCCACAAAACAGCGCCTTAAAAAGGACGGAATCATCTTACCGGAATCTAAAAACGAAAAAATGGTTAAGCAGTTAATGTGGTTTGGAAAAACCGACGAAACCGGAAGAATCAAACCCAAAGCAAAGCCCAACATGTCCGAACAGGACGCGATTAAAGTTCTTAATAGGAAGAATGCTTGGGTTGATGAAACCGAACTATAGGATAATAAATGTCAAAACTCGATGACAAAACTATTAATAAAATCATAGAAGATACTTCTCAGGATGTTAATGCTGTAGAGCCTGAAATAGTAACATCTAATAATCAGGATTCAGAACTTCTACCAGATAGTGAAGTTAATTCTATGATCAAAGATGTTGAGTTGGAAAAAAAATTCGGAGACCAAGAAGTTCGAGCGTTCGCCGAAGGCGCTGCCAGAGCTGCTACGTTTGGCGTTTCTGACGCGGTTATTAAAAGGCTTGGACTTGCGAACGAACAAGAGCTTAGAGAGCGCAAACTTAGGAACCAAAAAGCCGAAATAGCCGGACAAGCCTTAGGCATTATTGGACCCGCTGCGCTTTCAGGAGGAACTTCTTTAGCCGCAAAAGGCGCTTCTGCGGGCTTCAGAGCTGCTACAAAAGCAGGAGCAGCCACAGAAGCAGTTACAGCAGGAGTGTTAAAAAAACTCATAAAGGATACTGGAAAATCCAAAATAGCCAAAGAAGTTTTGCGAAAGGGTCTGACTAAAGGAGCCGGAAGCGCCGTAGAAGGTGCGGCATTTTCACTAGGTCAACTAGTTTCGGAAAACGAACTAGGCGAAGCTGACTTCAACGCAGAGAATGTTATTAGTAGTATTAAAACTGGCGCGCTCCTAGGAGGGGTTGCTGGAGGTATATTTGGGGCTGCGGAATTATTAGTGCCCGTTGTTAAGAATAACGCAGTTCAATTAGTTAATAAAAGCATAAAAAAGACCGTAGACCCTTCTCTTAATGCACAACAACTCGCTGGCAGAACCCCCGCTCAAATTTCTAAAATTAAGAAAATGAACCCGTTTGTGTATGAGAAAACTCCCCAAATGCTTCAAAAGGTTGCAAAAGTCAAAAGCATTCGAGCTTTCGACACAAATACTAAACTTTTTAACGCTGTACGAGAATTCAGCGATGATGCGGGCAAGTCCATATCTGCAACCTTAAAAGAAATTGATACCATAGTTGATGATGCAATGCTACCTATGGAGACGAGAGTTTCAGAGAATGTTATTAATAAGCTAGATGAGCTTAAAAAAACTCTGGGATTTGTAGATGAGTCTGGACAAACTCTTAGATCGGCTACTGCCCAACAAGGCGTGAAGAAGATCGAGAATGCCATAAAATTTTGGGAAGACTCCCTAGCTTCCAATCAAACCTTGAGCGCTACTAAGCTTAATGAGCTTAAGCAGCGTTATCAGAAACTAGCTCGCTGGGACCGAAAGGGTCAACTCCCACTTGACGAGCAAATAAATAGAGAAATTTCCAGATCTCTTCGACAAGACACGTTGGATTTCGCCGATTCCCTAGGAGGCTCTTTAGGACCCAAGCTCCGAGAAAGCCTAGAGGACTTCGGACTGTCTCAAGAATTCCTGGCGTCTTTTGGTAAAAAAATAGACTCCCAATCCGCAAAAGAATATTTAGGCGTGAGAGATCTTTTACTTGGAGGCGCTGCCGATGCTTTTTTAGCTCCCGGAACCGCTGCCGCAATTGTTGGGACTAAGAAGTTCTTGCAGTCTGATTTTCGACGAAAATTGTCTATTTTCTCCAACATAGAACGAGCTAATAATCAAGTTCAGAAAAAAATAAAAAACAGCGTTAAAAACTTCACACTGAGCCCTAAAAGGGTTGCTCCGCCGCTCACTACTAAAATGCTACTAAACCACCCCTTAGCTAAGGAAAAAACAGAAAGCGGAAACATCAGGAGCCCAAAAAACGTGACCCAGGCTTTTAAAAACTTACAAACCAATCTAATCGATTTACAGGACCAGGATGCTTTGGTACAAACTTCTAGAATCCAAAACATAGAAACAACCGCTCCTAATACGCACGCAATGGCTACGGCTGTTTTAAGTTCTGCGGCTTCTTTTTTGCTCCATAAACTACCAAAAAAGACAGTTTCTGGCGCACTTCCAATGCTAACGAAAGACTACACTCCAACTTCTCAAGAAGTGTCTAAGTTTAACCGGTACTTACAAGCCATAAATGACCCTACTTCGGTCTTAGATGACCTAGAACAGGGCAAAGTTAGCCGAGAAGCTATAGAGGCTATTAAAGTTGTTTTTCCTAATATGTACCAAAGAATCCAGGAGGAAGTGTTACTACAAGTGTCAGAAAATCCTGATAAAATTTCCTACGACAAAAGATTGCAGCTTGGAATAGTATTAAACATTCCCACAGATGCTGCGTTAAATCCAGAAAATATTGCAGCCTTGCAAGCCCATTTCAAGGAAACCGAAGAAGTTCAATTAGGCGGGTCAGACACTATATCTGCCTCCAAAGCATCTAATATTGACATAGCCGAGTCGCGTATGTCGGAAACTGAAAAAGTCAGCAATAAGGAGTGATTATGTTTGAATTTTTTGTAATTGTATGTATTATCATCTATTTATCGGAAGAGTTTTACCGATAATAAACTAGGTCTACAAGCCTTAACCCAAAAGGAGTGCACAATGGGGCGAAAACATCTTGTAAAATCTTATAAAATGCTGGATAGTGCTGATATTTCAGCAAATGTTACATCTGAAAGCACGAACGTGTTGAATGTTGATACGGCTTCTATTACTTTAGAGTGGACAGGAACCGCTCCAGTAGGAACCGTGGAAATTGAAGCCACCAACGACGAAACGACTTCCGCATCTCCTACGTGGGTTTCGTTGGACTTTGGTTCGGTTATTTCTGTTTCAGGAGCTTCCGGAAACCACCAACTTATTATGACAGAATTGCCTTTCGTTGCTATTAGGGTTAAGTACACTTCTACGTCCGGAACCGGCAATTTAACGGCTACTTTAACCATGAAAACCACAGGAGCATAATATGTCTACATTTGTTTATCCAGCTACTTCAATAAGCACTACTGGACTTGCTACTGAAGCGAAACAAGACACAATTATTACTGAAATCCAAGCCCTGCTAGAGGAGGCTACATATACTGCCAGAGTTGGGGAAGTTTCCGCTACTCCGACGGCAAATACGGTACTGGCTCGGCTTAAAGACATATCGGATGCTCTTACGGATGTTAGTACTCAAACGACTTTGGCAGCCTTATTGACCGAACTTCAGGCTAAAGCTGATCTTACGGAAACTCAGCCAGTTTCTCAGGCTTCTCAGCCGCTTCCGACTGGAGCAGCCACGGAAACCACGCTTTCATCTTTATTGACCGAGCTTCAGGCTAAAGCTGATCTTACTGAAACTCAACCAGTGTCTCAGGCTTCGCAACCGCTTCCGACTGGAGCAGCCACAGAAACCACACTTTCATCTTTATTGACTGAATTGCAAGCCAAAGCTGATCTTACTGAAACCCAACCAGTGTCTCAGGCTTCTCAGCCGCTTCCAACGGGCGCAGCAACCGAAACCACGCTCAGTGCCCTTAATACTAAGGTAACGGCTTGCGACACAGGAAGTGTTACTATCTCCGCCGCCTAGACTCGGGAGTTTTAGACAGCTCTTCTAGTAACATTTTAACTACAGGCACTTCCGTGGTAGCGTCGTTAGCGGCTGCTTGTACTGAAATAGAAGTAGTGGATGATATTGGCGAATATATGACATTACGCGACGGCGTTGGAACCGTGTTAGCTTACTTACCACTTGGAGGTGGTAGAGTTAAAGTATCCATTCCAGCCACTACAAACGTAGAACTGTATAGCGAAACAGGCTCCAGCATCACAGTTGGAAAAATCGCTATTAATTTTTTAGGCTAATAACATTACTTTGTGCGATAGTTTTCGCTCAAACTTCTCTAGGAGAATCTAATGGCAGCGTCAATTTTTCAAGGAACGGCAGTTAAGTTACTGAAAAACGTACTCCGGTTTAAAGACGGAACCGAAATAACTAGTACTGAAGCCGGCTACCTAGCAGGCACTACGTCCGATATTCAGACTCAATTGAACTCAAAAGTGGCTATTACGGACGTTTTTAGCTTGAATTCAGTGTCTGGAGTGTCTTCGTTAACTGCAAATGAAAGCTACATTGTAAACACATCTGGCGGAACCGCCTCCTTAACACTTCCTGCGGTTGCTTCTGACATTTTTGTACGAATAAAGGACAATGGCAGTGCTAATTCCAACAACATAACTGTTACTCCCGCTTCTGGTACTATTGACGGAAGCGCGTCACATGTGATAAACTCCGATTATGGGTCCGTTACTGTAGTATGCGACGGGACCAATTGGTTTATATTGTAATTTCAATAACTTAAGCAATTCGTAATCCTGCACAATTATATAGCAACACTTTTTACCCCCAAAAAAGCGAACCAGTCCACACTTTTTACCCCCAAAAAAGCGAACTAATCCAAACTAATACGCACTAAATGGGTATACCCACATGGTTTTGACCGCCACATAGTGCCTCAACTAAGGAGTCTATTTTGAGTTACATTGGAAAACAACCTAAACTCAATCGAACCAAATACACCCCCTTATCGGCTGACCCGTCTAATCCCGCTCAGGGAGACGTTTTTTACTCCGACGGCACCGCACGTCCTGAGGGGCTTTGGACCTATAATGGGAGCGCATGGGAGCAAGTGACTTCCAATCCTGGCGGGCTTGATGTATTTCATTTGCAGGACTTTGAAACCCTAGGAACTTCCGATTTTACGTCCGGGCAGAATGCTACTTACAAAACTGCAGGCTCTTTTGGAGGCACTTTAGCTGACGAAACTTCTGCCCCAATTGCGAACGATAGATCTCCGAAATATACTGCCGGAGCATCCTCAACCAATGACTGGTTTGATGTTGAAAGTATCACCCTAGACAACAAGCAGAAAGGGGAGTTCATAGGAATATCTTTATACGCAGATACAAGCTCTTTTTCGGTTGATGCGGAGTTTGTTGTTTGGGATAACACTAATTCACAAAAACTCACAACTTCTTTGGATGTTATTGAAGCTTCTACTGATAAAACTCGGTATAGTTTTGAAGTTTTCGTACCGTCTAATACTGTTTCAATTAGCTACGGCTTTCACATGGTGAACGCGCCCGTAAATACTGAGAGCTTTATCTTTGATGATATTGAGTTTAACTCAGACCCTTTTAAGTTCAAAAACCTACTTAAAATTAGTAGGCTAAAAGCCGAAGGGAATGCGGGCGAAACGCTTACCGCCAATGTGACTGATATGCCATTTATCGCTACTTCCGATCCAGAATCAACATGGAGCGGAACGTCCTACACAATGCCTTTCAATGGAACCGCCATTATCACAGGTTCCGCGTACTACACAACAACTTCCCAAATGGTTGTATTGTATAAAAACGGCACAATAGTCGACACAATCGCAACGGTTGGAAATGGAAACGAACAATCTTTTGGAATAACAGACGAATTTGTTAAAGGGGATGTATTAAGTTTTAGGGTTGAATCTGGTCGAACATTAAGCAACAATCCTAACAGGCATCACTTAGAAATTACAGCATTGGGAGACGTAGAGCATGTTATTACTCCAGCTAAATCAACCCTAACGGAATGGGTTGCTTATACTCCCACAACCAGCGGATTCGGAGCTATAGGTTCGGACAATGTTAGATGGAGGCAGGTTGGAGATAGTGTTGAGATTATGGGCTATTTCACTAACGGAACTGTAGCGCCCTCGGAAGCGCAGATCGGGCTTCCTAATAGTTATACTGTTAAGTCTGACGTATCTAGTTCAACTCCTGTAGGGCAGCTAAGCAGGTCCGGAACCACAACCGCAACATTACGACTAGCTGCAGTCGGTGGAAATACTTACTTAAATGTTGTAGATAATTCTGCCGGAGGCGGAGGACTTGCGGTTCAAAACGGAAACGTTACTGGGTCATCAGAAAGGATTGCTTTTCATGCGCTTGTGCCGGTTGCGGAGCTTTCGTTGGATGCTACTTTTTTGGCTGCCGTGCCTGTTCAAAGAGTTGCCTATGTAAAGGATGTTAAAAGTGCTGGCGCGGATAGTGGAACCTTTACGTCGGGGTCATGGCAGACCCGAGACCTGACAACGATTGAAGGCGATTCTGAGATTGTGTCGCTTTCTACTAACCAGTTTACTCTTAGTCCCGGAAAGTATGTTATAGAGGCTCAAGCACAAGCTTATCGAGTGGACGGGCATAAAATTAGGTTACGAAATATTACGGGCGGGAGCACTCAAATAGTAGGCTTAACTGGATATGCCGGAGCTGCTGACACCTCTAACAATCCCGTCTCTTTAACAGGAAATGTTACTATTACTGTTAGTACCGCTTTCGAGCTTCAACATAGGTGTGACACTACACAAGCCACGCAAGGGTTTGGAGAAAAACCTGGATTCTCCGATGAATCGGAAGTTTACGCTCAAGTAAAAATAACCAAACTAAAATAGGAGATAAATAAATGACAATAGCAGAAATTAATGCCTTAACTCTAGATGATGTTTTTGTTGAGATTCTTTATAGAATGGTTGACTTTGCTCCAGTTCCTCAAGGGTTTCCGGACTATACTGTAGACGACCAGCAGGTTGATGTTTATGATCAGTATGTTTTGCATGCTTCGGTTTCTAAGCCGGCTAAGTCTGCTATGGAGGCGGAATTCCTAGTTTATCAACAAGAGCTGTTGGATGCTGAGAATGCAAGATTGACGGAAGTTGCTCGAGTTCAGGACATTAAAGACCGGTTTGAGGCTATATCAGACATAAGGGGTGCAATTTCTCAAGCCAGTCTTACAATTAGTAATCCTTTGGCGGAACTTCAACGAATTATTGATGAAGATGATCAAGCCCGACTGTCATTGCTAGAAACTAAAGGAACTGAGTGGGATACGGCTCAATCAACCAAAGCCGCCGAAGACGCTGAATATGCCGCTTATAGTTCTTTGGTTGACACAATACACGGGTGTGTTAAAATTATAATGAAACACAACAACAATAACACCCTTACCGATGCTCAGCTCGATCAACAGGCTACCGATAATCCGTCTCTTTTTGACGCTTTAAATAAATGGAGACCTGGAAAGTTTAAAACTTTAGTAACAGCTCTAGTTCCTGACGGGACCTTAGTTCAGCAGGCTTTAAAGGATGAATTATTAACATTTCTTACTAGCAGGGGTGTGTAATGTCTGTTGAAAAGAGCGGCAATAGGTATGTTGTAAAGGACTCTAAGCGCACAAAAACCTTAGGCGCTCATAAAACTAAGTCACAAGCTATTAGGCAGTTACGGGCTATTGAAATATCGAAAAAATTAAGGAAATCCCGCAATGCATGATGTTATCATTAATCTTAAAGTTTTAACGGAATTCTATGCGCATGCTCATAATAATGTGCAAGGAGTGTCGTTTTTCTCTGATCATGGCGCGTTGGGCTGCTTTTATGATGAAACCTTTAAAAGTCTAGATCACGTAGCAGAGCGTATTATTGGAACTTTAGGTTCTGAGTCGCTAGATTTAGTAGAGGTTGCAAAAGCCTCCTTACAGGTTTTGTCAAAACTTAAAAGGTCCGAAGCAGACGCCGATACTTTGTTTAAAGTCAGTTTATTACTGGAAGAGAGATTAGTTGAGTCTGTGGAAATGTTCAAAGACAGTGTGTCAGAGGGTACATTACAATTAATTGGAGAAATTGCTAATAAATCAGAATCTAGGCAATATAAAATAAAAAGGAGATTGTCTATATGAAACTATCGGAAACATTGAAGCAAATATTTTCAAAGGATAAAGCCAGAAAGTTAATTAGAAAATCAACTGGAAAATCTGAACCCTTTAGACGACCTGCAGGGTCAGAGCGAGAACAGGCTTTTAGAGACGCTTTCAAAAAGCGAAAAAAAGCCGAAGACCGTAGAAAAAAGGACATTGAGGAAGCTAATAAACGAGCCAAGTCTAAAAAATAACATAAACACAGAAGGAGTGCATGAATGAGAATTAAGAACGACGAGTTAGTACTGTCTGGGACTGACATGACTGCCGGAATCACAAGCAATGCTATTTATCTAGGTCATATTATTAATTTTGCCGTACAAGCCGTGTATACCGGGTCTCCCGACGGAACTATAAGTCTGGAAGCATCTAACGACAAAGGCGCAGACGATACTAGAACTCCTAATCCTACCATAACTAATTGGACTTCTATAACTTCTCAGGCTGTTTCAGCCGCCGGTAGTATCATGTTTAATGTTCAAGATTGTGGATATAGGTGGGTTAGGCTGAGATGGGTTGATAGTGCTTCAGGGTCTCCCTCTACTATGACAAATGCCAGAATTAACGTCAAAGGAATCTAAGAGACAAATGAATGGCAAGATGCAACGAAAAAGACATTGAACAACGGGGTTCGTCTAATCCGCAGCAAACTGAATACACCAACACCGTAGCCGACTATACCACCCCCGCAACGGGCGATAATGTTATTCAATCAGTAACATGCGATTCGTCAGTTTACGTAGGAGCGGTAGTTAGAATATCAGGCACTACGGCGGTTAATGCGCTTGCAGATTCTACGTCTAATGCGCACGCAATTGGAGTTTGTATATCGAAATCGGACGCAACCACGTGCAACATACAAGTTACCGGGTTTACTGGGTCGATTTTTAGCTCACTGGATGTTACTAAACATTACTTTTTGAGTTCTACAGTTGCGGGAGCGCTTACTACTACTCCGCCATCCGCATCCGGTAACATGGTTTTAAGCATAGGCACCCCTTACACAAGTACTCAATTAATCGTAAATCTGTTAACCCCAATACGTCGGTCTTAACGCACACACAATAGGAGAATGTTACTATGTCAGACGAAACCAAAAAATGCATGACTCCCGCCCAATACTGGGAATGGAGATGTACTATTGAAGAAGTAAAAACAGCCGCTATTAATGAAAAAAGAGTAGCACAGCACGCTAAAATACTTCAATACGAAATAGAACTTAATAAGCTAAAACTAAAGTTACACACAAAAGAACAAGAAATTGCAAAACTAAACAGACAAAAATGTGAAGAAGATTACAAATCCTTAACATCCAAGATCGAATCAGAACTTGAAGTGTCTTTAAAGGATTGCGTAATAGATGAGTATTCTTACGAAGTCAAAAAGGTATCCGAATCTTAATTTTGATCTCCTAAGGAGGATTTCTATGGCTCAGGTTAAATTACTCAAAATCGGCACTGACGGCTTGCCCGAAGAAATGAGCACCGCATCCGACGACATTACGCTAGCGTCGTTTACCGTTAACGGCGGTCCAGTTTTAAACTCAAACTTGGACATGAATAACGGCAACATTAGCGATACTAATGATTTAAGTTTTACCGACCCCACCACAGACGGCATTACTAGAACAGACGGAACTCACGCAGCCGACGACATTATGTTTCAGGATGCGGAAAATACCATGGCTTCTGGAGCTGCGGTTTTGTTTCCGGTTGTTACGGACAATGCTGATCAATTGGACGCTTTTCGGCTTCCTGCGATTGCAGGTAATCCTTCTGCGACTCCTACGGACGGCGGCGAAGGTTATTTAGTCTGGGATAGTACCAACGATAAGCTCTTTGCTTGGAATGGTAGTACCTGGGACGACCTTAGTACTGTTCAGGCTGCCCAGCGTATTTGTAATTCTTATACTGTTTCGGAAGTTGGCGGAGTTGCAATTGGTGATTTAGTTTACATTTCTGCGGCAGATACTGTGTCTAAAGCGGATGCTGGTACTAATTATCAGTTGATTGGTATGTCTTCGGTTGCTGTGGCTGACGCGGCTGCTGCGGATATTTGCTCTGAAGGTGTTGTTACGGGATTAACGGGCTTAACTGCCGGGTCTCGGTACTACTTAGATACTACTGCGGGCGCGTATACTGCTACGGTGCCTACAGGAGTTGGGAATAGGGTAGTTCAGGTTGGTTTTGCTAAATCAACTACTGAAATGCACTTGCAAATCCAATTCGTCGGTCGTAGAGCTTAATTAGTAACATTCTTTTCGAGGGCGGTGTAAAAGCCGCTCTCGATTTTTAAGGCTAAAATGGTAGATAAAATAAAACCGCTAAAATTAGAAGACCCTTCAAACGGGACCGAATTCGACATGGTTCCGACTGAGACTAATCCCACGGAAGACTATATAGCTTCCAAGGGCGTTGCTTTTGAAAACTCCGACAACACCACAATCCAAGGCGATTCCGGAGTAATGAAGTTTAAAGATACAGATGTTACTACTGAAGTGTCTTTGCAGGAGTTAGTATCTTCCGCGTCTCCGGGGTTCGTTTTGACGTTTCCTGGAAATAATCCGTCCGGTTCTTGGGCGGAAGTAGGCTCCGGAGTTCCTTCCAACAAAACCGGACTTCCTATATTACAGAATAATCCTGAATTAACCGCCGCCGCTGTTTATAATGAGACGAACCCTAATACGTTTGATGTTGAGATTTATGAACACGACGGCGCCACATCCACTTTAATAACTACTTTGAGCGTGGTTGCGACTAGAGGAATTACTACAGTATTTCCAACCCCCTTTTCGCTTACTCAAGGCAAAGAAATATCTGCAAAAATATCGTCTGGGTCTGCTAAAAATGCAGTATTAACATGCATTTTAGGAGGAGATGTTATTTAATGTCTAAAATACTAAAAAACACAACATTATCTGATATAGAATTAGACGCACTTGGGTGGGAAATTCCCGCTTCCGGTCAGACGACTGTTCCGGAAGAAAAATATCTACTATTATCTTCAGAAGATTCCATAACTGAGTTAACTCCTTTGATAAATTCTGGAGATGTTGTGGTTAATGATGGGACGCAGGATTTAGCGGCTTCAGAAGGAATTGCTTATTTAAAGTACCCTGATAATGCTGCAAATATT